CGCTTTGATGTGGGTAGCCCACGTTCCAGTTGTATCTAGTTTACCTGCCTTCATGTCGGCATACAACATATCAAGTTGATCTCCAAAAGAAGCGTAAACAGTAGAACCATCAGTTGTTCTGTCGGTTTTGTATTTTACTTTTGCTGCCTCTGTGTTTAATTCTGTTCGTGCAGCATCTATCTTGCTTTGGTCAAGAGTTATTGATGTTCCATCAATTTTTTTAACCCCTGCCTTATCATCAATTACACAAGCATCAGGATATGCTTTGAAAATAGCTTCATGGTCTAACATTACGCTGCTACCTCCATTACTGTTATTTGAGAAGCTAAACGAGCAGAACCTCTATCATCAGCATCATCGTGTGATCTGTTAACTCTTGTTGTACGACCAGGTGTTGCAACATACATTTGTAATTTATAAGTTACTGCTGTACTACCATCTGCTCCATGTGTATCTAAAAATTGACCACTAGCACCATAAGTTTCATTTCCAGCATCAATAAAATAATAACTAGATAATCTTTGTCTGCTACCACTAGCATCACCTAGATATATTTGAGTAGAGTCTCTCAAAAGTGCAATACCAGCATCAAAATCGGTTTCACCTCCAAGATGAACTGTGTAACTTATATAACATTTTGTACCGCTTGATGGAGTTAAAGAAACAGAAAGTCCAGAAATATCAAAATACGAATCTGAAACAGTGCTTGAACCTGTTGAAAATGAAGCGGTATCTGTTTTTACCGCTTGTTGAACTGAAAGAATTTTTCCTGTAGCTGTATTTGTTGTTAAAAGTGTTGCATCTGCTAAGTCTGGTAATGTAAAAACTCTGTTATTACTAGAAGAAGAGGGTGCTTGTAAGCTGAAAGACCCACCACCTGATGCTGCGTTTAGTTTAATCTTTGCTGTCATGGTTTAGGATATTTGTCTTTGATAGTTTTAATAGTGGCTTTCCAACCATCTATTCCATTATGGTATATATCGTCTAGTTGATCTACTATATTAGGATATTCGTTAGCTCTGTTAATTTTATATTCCTCTGCTGTTTTCCATGCAGTATAAGCTGCATTAAGTTCATCATCTGTTGGTTGTGAATCGCTGTTGCCAGAATCCCATTCAATAATTTTATGTGGTGTTACATTTTGATCTAACCTGTAACGATTAGCATTTTTTCCTAGCTGTAATAAAGCCAAATTAATATCTGTGTCTGAATTAATTGCCATAATTAGTTCTCCTTAAGTATTTCAACAACAGTAAAAATGCTGCTACCTGTCCAATAACTTGATAAACCCACACCACCACCAAAAGTGGTTACTGAACTTTGAAGTCTCTGCCGAATCTCAAAAACTTTAGCTCCGCTTATAGTGAATCTTGTTCTTAACAATGATTCGTTAGTTACATTTTCGGAATTTAGAGTATATGCAACTGTTCCAAATTGAACGTAACTACTATCAGTTACATTATATAAAGCTGCTTGGTGTCTATCTGCTCGATATGATGGTGTGGTAGCAAATATTCTGTAAGTACCAGCTTGCAATGTAAATTGATTACTACTAATAGAAACAATACCATCTGCGTCATGTAATTCTGTATTTAAATCCCTAGTTCTCCAATCACCACTAGTTATCGTACCGCCACCATCAACAGTATTTGCTTTAATATCTGCGAGAAGTGCGTAACTTGCATATAATCCACCAGAACTTATACCAGTTCCAGAAATACCGCTATTAGTTATTGATATTCTCTCAACACCACCAGTTGAAAACTTGATAGTGTCAGCAGCAGGGAAGGTTATACCAGTATTGCTATCTGTTCCTGTTAACGCTGGTGCGGAGACTGATCCATCAACCCCAGAAATACCAGTAGTGCCGTTAATGTTTAATGCCATAATTAAAGAATAACAAGGATTGCACCAGATGGCACAGTTACAGTTACACCCGAATTTATTGTAGGGCTAACTGTGTGTGCGTGTTTATTAGCGGTCAAAGTGTAATTAGTTGTAACTGCTTGATCCGATTCAAAAAATACTTCATCATTACCTCCTCCCGTAGCTCCAGCACCGCCTCCCACAGCAGTAAATTCAGATCCATTATAGATTTCAGCAGAAGTAGTCGTACTATTAAATCTAATGTCTCCTGTAGCTGGAGAACCAGGTCTTTGACCAGTAGTTCCAACAGGTAATCTTAATGCACCTGTGTAATTATGAATAACAGTTCCAGTAAATGTTGCTCCTGCAACTGGAGCTAAACCTAAGTTTGCTTGTGTGACATTACCAATTTCAATATATCCATTATTTGCTGCATTTCTTATTTTTAATAAATTAGATGTTGTATTAACTGATAACTGAAACGCTACTTGTGTGCCACTAGGATCTGCTGATCCACTATTTAAACTCTGTATGGCAGCAAAAACATTATTTAAGTCGGTACGGACTGCACTTCCCGTTCCATTATCTATTGTATAGTCTGTGACTTGTGCCATTTAAAAAGCTACCTTGTGCATATTCTACCCTCCTTTACCAAATCCGACAGCCTGATAAGTAAAATTTCTATCAATCGAAGCATTTGATGAATTTTTGAAGTGAACAGTAAAACCTGTTCCAGATACACTACTTACTTCAAAGTAATCTCCTGATGCCATATTCTGAGCATTGATACCAATAGAGGGTAAATTAGTATTTGCTCCAAGCAAGGAAGAAGTACCAACAAAAAACGGATGAGTAAAAGTAATAGCCTTTGCTCCTGTTCCGCTTGCTGTTAGATTACCTTGTTCTGTTCTTCTCTGTAAAGATGCTGTGTAGCCTAGCTGCGAAACTTTTATATCCTGTGCAGTATCTTTACTTGTAAGTTTTGCTCTGAATTGAAATCCTCTACCTTTGTAAGTTCCATTAGCAAAAGTTTGAAAGTCAGTATAAGTAGGAGATCCAGATGGATTATCCTGTGTAACTCTCACTAACATTTCAGCATTGACCTCTGTAGCTGTAGATCCATCAAAGTCCGTAATATCATCAATTAATCCTCTTGAATCAAATAAATCTGATGGATAGAAACCTTCTGTTAAAAAGTGACGTTTGAGATCAAGACTAAATACACCACCTAAATCTAAAGTATCTCCACCAGCAGTTCCTCCAAAATCGTAAGTACCTTCTGGTACGATTCCACCAAAGTCATCTAATGAACCTACTGAATCAAAATCTGTGATTGCATCAAAATTACCGCCACCAGCTAAATTTATAGTGTTAGTTGTTGCATCAAAAGCAACATTGGTTTTTGTTCCTTGAAACTTAGGACTATCAGTATCTTCTCTTCTCGTTTGTGTAATAAGTGGAGCTTGGTTATCAGGTAATTCAAGAATTACACTTGTTTCTCCTGCACAGAATCTACCACCATCATCTTGAAATTTTAAAATATATTCTCCTTCAAGATATGGTACTTCTGCTGTTGTGGTGTTACCAGCTAATGCTTGAATTAAATCGGTACTATTTGTAAATGTACCATTTCCATTGGTTAGAGGAGAATGTCTGACATATACCCTACCTCCATGAGTAACATCAATATCTGTAGATAAATTCCAACGTAATCTTACTAATTTTTCATTTATTGGTTCGGCTGACAATCCAGTAACATTTGATGGTAATGCAGTTTTACCAACAGCATTAAAAGTTAAATCAGCAGAAGTCGCACTTGTCTGTAATGCAGCATTATAACTGAATACTTGAAACTCATACGTTCCAATATCAGTATTAAATATCTCAAAGTCAGGAGAAGATACTGTTGTAGAGACAAAGTTACCATTATTGAACCTGTAGTTAACCTGATATTGCGTAACACCGACAATAGGTTGCCAACTAACAATAAGTTTCGATACTGCCTGATTATTTATCTCAACTATTTTTTCTTCAGCCTGTAAAGCAGAAGGAGCATCTTTCGGAAGGTTTAGTACTGATACTGTTCTTGTTGGTAAAGTCGCACCATCTTCGATAAATGCGTACTTTTCATTTACATAAGATAAAGCTGTAATCGCATAATTTATACCATCAGATTCTTCTACTGTTATTACTCTAAATTTCTGAGCTTGAACTGTATCATCCTGTAGTAACCAAACTGTGTTTGCATTTGGAGTTTGAGAAAAAGCAGAAGATACTGTTATAACTACACCTGAGACACTTGATACTGACCTACTTTCAACAGTTCCATCAGGTAGTATTACACTTAAAGTTGGATTATTTGTTGTTGGCAAATCAGTCGCAGCAGAATCATCTACTGTTATTTGAGTCGTTGTGGCGGAACTTACTCTTCCACCTCTTCTAACACCAGAACGAACAGGATCAGCTATTTCGATAACCGCACCAGGTCTGACAACAACACCAGAATCTATAGAAGTTGCAAATGCAACTACCTCACTTTCATTTTGTTCAGCAAATAAAATAGCTTTTGCTAACCTTCTAGCTTGTCCTCTTGATGTACAAGCAAATCCTTTCACTTGCTTAATAATTACCCCTAGCTTCGCTATTGAAGCGGTATCTTCATAAACCTCATAATCTATCTCTCTACTATCCATATTGAAATAAGAAACAGAAATTACAGTATTTCTTGTTTTTAATCCACTTCCCGAATAGCTAAATCCTTCTTCAGTCACATTGGCAAGATTAAATAAATAACTTGCATCTTTTGGACTATCTTGTGCAAGTTGAATACTACCAGCAGACCATATTGGCATACATCTCATAACCCCTGCTAATTCATTTATTAAATCAAACGCTTCACTTGATGATTGAATATTTACATTGCAGCTAAATCTAGCTTCCTGTCCTCCAAATCCATCATCAACAAGAGTATTAGCAAACTTACTAGCAGTAACAAAAGAGAAAAGATCAAGAGAACTTTCTGTTATATGATTGCCAAATCCATATCTAGTATCGGTAAGAAGATCAAGTAATACCATCGCAGGACATGAACACCATTGAGCAGCACCCATAACTCCATTAAAAATATAACCATCAGGGTAAACAATACGACCAGTTGTACTATCAACAGTAGGAGTGCCAGAACCATTTGCACCTGCTCCAGGAATCCTTACTTTTATTCCTCTAATACGAAATTTTCTTGATGGAATAGAACTAAATTGCATAGAATCCAATCGCACAGAAGCATAAGCACTATTGGCATAAGTATTAGAATCATCAATTATTTCAGCAAAACTTGTCCATTGAAACTCGTCTTGTAAACTTGAATCTGAACTGTCAGCAGTAACTCTAATAACTCTTATATCAACAGGAAAAGCACCTGTGAAATTTACTCTATAATCTCTTTGGTACGCATCAGCAGTTCTTCCTGTAACTGTGTCAGAAATTACATCAGTAAAACCACCAGAGTTATATTGAACAGCTATTTTTAATGACACAGATGACCCAAGTAAATCTCCTTTGTCTGTAGCTTTTTGTATTTGAGGAAAAGTTATTGTAATATTTGCAGCATCAACATTTGAATTTGTTATTTGTCTTGTAACAGGAGTAGATTGAGTAACAGTAACTCCTACTGCTGTAATAGAAGAACTACTTTCAATTCCATCAATTTTTGTTTGATTTGACGTACCGAAACGAGGGTTGAATGTTACGTCTTGAAAATTAAAGTCAGTTGTAGTTGGAGAAGCGGAATTAGCTGTTGCTTTTAATACAGGAGTATCATTTAAAAATACGTCTTTCAATGCAGCATTATTATATGCAGTTGTTCCTTTTGTTCTACCTTCTTTTGAAGCCGTAGCAAAACCTTCTATCTCTCCTTCAGAAATAAGATCAAGAAAAGTAGCAAACTGCCTACTATGTAAATTATCAGGAGTTCTTGTTGGTTGTACTGACGCTACCGCTTGGCGACCACCTCCTGATCCTTTAATAATTTTTTTTGTCATGCCTGTACCTGTTGAGTATCAATCGCACCACTAATCACGACTGAGCCAGTTATGATTTCTCCATAAACTATAGGAACAGGAGTACCTGCTCTTGATGTATTCTGTGTACCAGAAAAATTATATGATAACTGAGGATCTTGTTCTGACTTAAATTCTGGTGGTTTTGGTACAGGAAATAACATTTCACTTACACCCATAATTGCCAAACTAGCACCTAGATATACCATAGTTTGTCCTAAAAAACCTCCAGACAAACCAGTTGTAAGATTAAAACCTGTTACTCCCAAACTACCTGGTAAAAAGAAAGCACCTGCAATAAGAGCAGCACCTAATAATACTTTACCGAAACCTCTACCAGCACCACTAATTACAGGAACAATATGTATATCTTCTTGTCCTATTGGATGATGTATTTCATCTTGATCTACTGCATAATTACCAACTTTTACTTGATAATATTGAGGATTCATAAATTTTTCTACTTGTGGAAAATTATTGACAAGAAAACTTACCGCTTTTGCAAGACTATCAACCTGTATTTCAAATTCTTTATGCCCTACGAACTCTGCAAGTTCGCCATATAACTTTAATTTACGCAACATAACGATACCTTCCTCCTGTACATTTTAACAACCATTGAGAATAAGGCTCTCTACAAGATAGTCTATCGGTTAAATGATGTAAAACATCCCCATCTAAAAAAATAGCTACATGATTTAAACCAGGAGATCCAATAGACATAAATAATAAATCGCCATTTATTGTTTTTTCATCTGGTCTAAGTTCTCTAAAACCTGTTCTCCAAGCACATTGTTCAAACATTGGATTTAATATAAATTCCTCTGGTGTTGTAGGTCTATCCCAATCTTTTAATTGAATACCTTTTTCTTCTTCATACCAATTTCTTACTAAAGACCAACAATCGGTAATACCCCAAACCCACGGCCTACCTAATAAAGGCGGTTTATATCCACATGGCTCGTAATATCCCCATTTTTCTGTTTTAGGATTAACAATATGCCACGGAAGATTACTACGTTCACAAGCAATTTGATCTGCTTGACTAGCAACTGGAGGTGTTACAGGATGACTATGAACAATAGCTGTTATCTCTCCTAAATTATCTGCTTTTACATAATCCTCTGGATCAAGAATGAAACATTGATAATCTGTCATTGAAAGATTACGACAGGGATAATATCTTTCTTTTCCTTTCACATTCAATAAAAGACCACAAGACTCTTTAGGATCTTGGTCTTTTGCATGAGCAAGTGCTTCTTCTTTCCAATTCATGCTATAAACGTACCAATTGAAGGAAACTCTGTTCTAGTGCATTGTCTTTTAGGTGCACGAATACCTGCAAGATCAAAAACTGCTGCAAGTTCAAAGGTAACTACTTCTCTATTTTCTGATGATTTTCTATCTATTTTATAAATTTCTTGAGGAAACTCTGCTGTAGGATCTGGTGTTCCTAATGGATTTACCTGTTGAGATGTAGTTGTAGTTGTATCTTGAGTCGTAGTATTTGGATCATTCATCGTAATCGTATTACCCATTCCATTGCCATGAACTGTGCAATAATATCTCAAATCATTTGGAGCAGAAGGATATACTGGTTGATAAGTTACTGTAGCTCCTGCGTTTCCAGCAGTTCCAGATACAGTTGTTGTCTGTGATCCTCCAGCATCAGATTTTATTGCTAAAGGATGTCCACTATTTGAAGAATCTGATTGGTCAAAAATATAAGTAGATCCTCTTTTCATCGTAATAATAGGATTATTTACACCATTTATTCTAAAAATATTTCCGCTTCCAGGATTATGAACAGTAACAGTATAAGTTACAGTTTCGACATCAGCAGGATCAGCAATAGTTGTAGTAGTCGTAGTGCTGGTTGATGTTACAGGAAAATTAACAGCATCAAGATAACGTGCCAAAGTTCTAATCCTTGTCACAGTAGCTCCTGTTAAATCATTTCCTGTTGTTACCTGATTAACATTTAACAAAATGGCTGTAATAGTTCCAAGAGCATTACTGATAGTCAAAGTAGGTCTGGGAAGTTGACCTTTCCTAAAAGCAAAGCCCTCTGCTGTTATTGGCATTTTTAAATATTGATTACCAGCCCAAATAATATCTCCATTAGCATTTAAACTTGTTCCATTATGAAACCTATAA